TATATTGCCTGCAAGTACCATTCCTTTGTGCCGTACTCTTTAGCATATACCTTGTATGAAGTAATGCGTTCACTTATTTCAGCTTGTGCATCGCACTTAACGCCAAACATTAAGTTCACAGAATTATCAACGGCAATAGAAATATAGCTATCGTATGGTGCGGCTGCATCATCTATAGCATATCCAGTTGAAGGTAGTGATAATGGAGACTCTTGGTTTCCATCGTACACAGAAGATACTGCAAACTCCCAGTTCTTAGCACCCCATGAACTCCCAGTTGTCGATACTTCTAATATATTTAATGCAATCTCACCATTCGCTGTTGGTTCATGGATTGCTAGTCCAGCATCATCTTCATTTACTATCTTAAGGTCTGGAGGATATAGCTTATTGACAAGAGCTTTCATGCCAACTTCAGGTATTCTAATGTCAGTTAAAGATGTAGAATAGTTTTTAAACCTAACCTTGTTGACAAAGCCATACCAAAATGTATCACCACTAGCACTTCTTGGACTTGAATTACAAATTCTTAATGCGCCATCTACAGAAAACATAGCTGGAACTGGTGCTGAGCCATCTGCATAATCAAAAGGCAATCCTGTTCCATCTGGATTCCATCCGTAGTCATGGCAATACAGGTTCAAAACACCTTCAGAATCAGCATGAACTGTATTGTCGCCATTGCCAAGCCCATATATAATATAGCCAAGAATTAAGTCTTGTTCAGTATAAGTTAATCCGCTACCATTAGTGATTGATATACCAACATAGTCTATATCTGTATAGTCTGGACTGCCAAATGAACTGCTATGTCCACCCTCTTCTAGGATAAATTCATTCCACTCACCGAATATAATATCTCCAGCACTTATATCGAAGTTATAATAATTCGCTGTCCCTGTTTGCGCCCTAAGTGTAATGCCTGCTGGAGCACTAAACAATGAAGAACCTACAAATATATTAACATAGATATGTCCACCCTCCATATTAACAGATGTAAATGCACAACGATAGTCTGCTGTCAGGTCTGCACCAACTAACTTCTGACAACCAACTCCGTATCCACCATATTTACTATCTGCATCAGGAACAACCAGTGTTATTGCAGACCCGTAAAGAAGAGTCCAGTCTGCTGTCTGCTGACTGTCATCAAGAACGTGAAATATTTTATCATTATCTAGTGTTAATGCGCCATAGCCAGGTTCTACAATGCCAGCCTTTTGTACATTATATGTATTGAAATGTCTCTGTGCGCGGATAAGCCCAGATATATCCAGGTCAACATTCTTTGCCTCTGAAAGCTCATTCGTCTTAATATCTTTTGGGTCAGAGAATGTATTAAGTCCGCCACTGTAATTTCCATATTTCTTAGTTTTCTTTGGCATGACTACCTCACTACTTTCTTAATGCACATTTATACACCCTCATAGGTCATCTAAGCTCATCATTTTGAGAGGCTTATACAGGATAAGTTAAACATCATCAAAGTGAATCCTAGAGGTATATGATTTCTGTGTATATGTCGTCACCATCATAGCGTTCAATAGGATATGGTTTTTTAGGCATACTATACCACCTTATAGATAAACAATTTCAACATAAATATCGTCAGTTTCGGCATCGAGATAAAATAATGCTATATCATTGATATTGGAGTTTAACTCATGTAACAACAAGCTTTCCCCGGGATATAACTGAAACATAGGATTGGCTGCCCAAGGGCCACCAAGTGCAACTGCAAGACCTTCTGTTGAAGGGGTTGGAAGCGTCTTAGCCGCATCCTTAAACCCTGTATGCTTAATGTATATAAACTTAGTTATCGTTGCTGTTCCACCAATTTTAGATTCATTTATATCCTGAACCTTACTAACATCATTGTAGGCAACATTAACACCATTATAAATTTGGAAGTCAACATTGCCACCAAGACCCTGAACTGCTGTATCAAGTGTACTTGTCTCGACTTCAGGCTGGTCACCAGAGGTTGGAATCTTATGTAGAACCTCCACACTTTGATGAACTCTCATTCTAGTTGTAGCCATTATAACTCCCTATGATGCACGTTTAGACACCTTGAAAGGCAATCTAAGCTCATGATTTTTATACGCCTATACAGGTATGAAAAAAGCAATCGAATCACCTTCGCCCTATAGGTAAATGACCTCAGTATATATATCTCCAGAGGCTGACTCTAAATTCCAGTTTGCAATATCATCTACACTGGTACCTAAACCGTGTAAAAGTACAGATTCGCCTGGAGCTAATGTGAAGCCTATTACATCAGGGTCGCCAACACCATACTTTAAAAGCTGAGTTGTTGCTACAGTTTTTAAAGCAGTCGTAAAACCTGAATGCTTGATGTACAGAAATTTACCTATAGCATCTGAACCAGCAATAGGAACTCCACCTGTACCTGCTACAGCCACTTTACTTGCATCAGTATATGTTACATCAGCATCGGCCTCTATCTCAAAGTCTCCCTTGCCACCAAGACCAATAACATCTTCATCGCTGGTAGCTATATCTTTCGTTGCCATGTCACCATCGGCAGGAACACGATGATAGACACTCAAGCCCTGACTGCTTCTCATTCTTGTTGCATTAGCCATTTTATAGCCTTCCCGCTATCCATCTAAGTCTTGCATCAGATGTTGATAGCATCTTTTTAAATTGCATATTTGAGCTTATGTCAATATTGTAAGTTGGCAATACGCAAAAGTCACCAATACCATTAAGCTCTGCAACTATGTTTGTTCCGTCTAAACTTATTCCTACGCTTGGCTCTGTAGAACCTAACGCCTTAACTATTTCAATTTCTAATATCTGAACAATAGATGAAAGCAATAGTTTAGCAATATCAGCCAAGTAAACCTCTCAGGTAGTCCATGTTAATACTAGGGCAATTAGGTTTCTCAGGGTTAAGCTCGTAATGACCTACGACCTCAGCATCAGGGTAAGCATCCTTAACCCTTCTTATTAAGTGTGCAAGTGAAGTGTACTGCTTAGATGTGAAGTCCCTCATGCCTACAAGAGCAATGCCTACCGATTCATTATTGAACCCCTTGCAATGTGCGCCACGAGTACCGAATACCCTGCCTATTTCTATCTTGCCATCATTCTTAAATACAGGCTTCCTATCTCTCCAGCTTGCGGCTGTAGGGAAGCAATTATCAATGAGCCAATGATAGCCACACATGTCAAACCCCCTCTCCCTGTGCCACTTGTCAACAAGCTTAATATCACCAAATTTAGATTCTGTACGATGCACAACAATATATTTAATATCCATTATCTAACTATCTCCCAAATTAGCATTCCTGTAGGCAGCAACCACCAAACTAACTTAGCTGCTTCAAGTAGCGTTATCTCATCCTTCTCGAATGAAATGATAATATCACTTATGGTAATGTTATTCTCGATAAGGTTGACTGGACTGAAGTAGGCAGAAGTTGCAACTCTGGCAACTAGGCTATATTTAACAGTATCTTCATCTAGTACGTTAAACCCTGAAAACTGGCTGAATCCCGTGCTGAGATAAATGGTATAGCGAGCCAAACAGTATCAACAATAGTAGTGTCAGAAGTGTCAACATGAGTCTCGTATTTCCAAATAGTTTTTGTAACAGTCTTGCCAAACTTCTCGATAGCTTCTTCACGACTTAATAGACCCTCCGTAGCATTGCTAATTATACTTGCAGAATCAACTGGCATTGGCACATCAACATACTGAACGTCTGTAATATGCGAAGCTGGCTTTAGAAGCCAGCCTGCATACACTAGGAGAATTGCTATCGCAATCAGAACAATATGTTGTAACTTATTTTTCATTACCTTGGTGCTTGTGGTCAACAGCACCCTGCACACCAGAGTAGGTCATTCCTGCCAAGCCTATAGCTGGACATGAATACATGCTCGTTTCAGGCGAAGCTATTACAGCAATAAGAATAGCAATAATAGTTACAAAAAAAGCAGCGAATTTCTTGCTCATTCTGCTGGCCTCCGAATAGGAAGTGCAACCTTCAACTCTTTGGCAACAGCCTCAAGTATGTCAGTATGATACACAAGGTCGCCCTTGATGTTCTTCACTTCATTTTGATTACCAGCATCAACGTCACGCAAAGCTTCAAGCTGTATTGAATGTTCAGCAACAGCTTCTTCAACTACTACGATTTTCTTCTCATTTGCATTCGCCTTCAAGTTCCCGCCAGACACAAATAGCAGGGCAAGAACAAACATCCCAATTAGTTGCAGTATATTCCCAAATGTTAATGAACTTAAAGCTTTGCGCACGTTAGCCACCTATTTCTTCTTAAAGTTTATGAACCAGTCTAATAGCTCTATCTGCTCTCCAGTCATTGCAAACTTCTTGCCCTTCAACTCAGGTACTGTGTATGAAATGAAATTAGACTTAAATTCACCAGCTGGTATCTTATTAACTTTCACAGTAATTTCTTTTTCATCGAGCTTATCTGCTTCTGCACGAACTATGTCCATAGTCGCATTGTATTCAGCGATAGCCCTATTGTTCGACTCATTCATTGCTTCAACATCTTTTGCAGTCATACCCCCTTCAGGCTGTTTCAATACTGGCTGTTTAATTGCAACCATATCCCTGCCTGTTCTTGGGTCTTGCTCTTCAACTCCACCATTAGCTTTCAGTATGCTAAGATACTGCTCACGGAGTTCTTCAATTAATCCAACAGCATGTGCAAGCTCTTCCTTGACCTTCAATGCGAAGTCAAACTCCCATAGAGTTCTACTTCTAAAAGTCTTAATTACATCTTCACACGCTAACAGTTCTTTTGCCTTCATCTTTCCCATCTTAGTGTTTCCCTTCACTATTCGTTGTTATTTAAACAGCCCGAACAACCAGTCCGCAAACTGAGTAATTTTCCTTACTAACCAAAACTGCCACAAGTATTCACTAAAGAAGTTGTGTGCAGGCGAATGGTATAATGGCTTGAATTTATGCACCTGCTCGTGGTGTTGGTCAAACCAGTCATCATAGAACAAATACATTCCAATAAATATTAAAACTTCACCAAACAATATAGCAGAATAACTGTCAAAAGTCAATAGCCAAATTCCTAGAGGCCATAGGCCGAAGGGGTAGTAGCCATGATGTGTCTGAAAAAAATCACATCTAACATGGAAGCCTAAGATGTTATGCACAGGACAAATATCCCATGTACCATCTGCATTCCTTACTCCATCTTTATATGGTATCATTTTCATTCCTTCTCTTACCACGTTGCTATTGCGGCTCTTAGCCATGTATTTGTTGCAGAACATACATAGATGTAGTTAGCGTCCCAAGCAACTGTTCCTGCAACTCCTGTTGCTCCTGCGCTTGCTGGTGTTGAAGATGTTGGGAGAATTAGCTTATCTCCAATACTTACTCCACCTGTGCCACCATTGAGAGTGAGCAAGTTATTTGATGTTGTTTGTATTGTTCTTGCACCAGTACCTTCAAAGGTACCATTAGATAGAATGCTCCACCGCTTTGTTGCAACGTCACCAGTTGGCTGTGTATAAAAGCTAATAACACCTGCATCATCTGCACCATCTAATGAGCATTCAACACTTGCAACATTATCAACACCACGGACAAACTGAATGTCACCAACAACACCACTACCTGTTACTGTTGCCGATGCAATTTCAAGCCTGCCACGATTTGTAGTTAAGCCTTGAATTGTGGCAACTGTGGCGGCGGTTCCTGCTGAAAGCAAATCTGCACTTCCACCAATTCCTACATCCCCACCAAAGGTTGAGCTTGCATCTGTACCATCAACATAAATGGCATTTACACCTGCATTTGAACCAACTGCGAAATCCATATCTTCAGATGTAGATGGATTGATATATATAAGCTTAGGTGATGACTGTTCATCAAAACTCATCATCGTATAATTACCTACAACAATATCTAATTTATCAGCAGAAACTTCATGAAGGTATGTATTACTACCACCATCTAAATATAAATATTTTGTAGCTGGAATCCTTACATGACCACCAAAGGTTGCGGCACCATCAGTATACAAATCTGTCCCATCAGAATGCCAGCCCTTGTAACTCAAGACTTCTGCACCAGTTTTGGTTCCGTGATTATCATTACCAGAAACATCGTACCAGTATCCATCCGAAATCGAGTCTTGGGTGTATAGGGCTACTGCGCCGAGTTCGATAATTGAGCAGTTGTCAATAAAGATTATTTCGGCTGCTGCATTATCTTTTCCTATTCTAAAATACGTATCAACTTTGCAAAAGACATCGAAAGCAACTGTTATTCCTGCTTCTGTTATGGTCTCTGTTTGCCAACTAATATTCTCGTCTGCTACGCTGTTGACGTTCCAGCCAATATTGATGTCTGTTAGATTCCCCTCTCCTGTGTCTGAGCGTAAATCCATACTAACCCTGTACCGTTTGCCGAGAGTCCCAACGGCTGTAAGCTGCGCCCCTGACCAAGAATTTCCAGTGTCGAAAGTGATTTTACCCTCGCCCGTATCGGTGACTATTGCACCACCCGACCATGCCGCCCAATTAACAACCGCGCCGCCAAATGTTCTATCATTGGCTTCAACTATTTTGTCCGTCTGACTACCGTACTGCCACTTAAACGGGATATTACCTGAGATGAGGTCTTTTACCTCTGAGGCGGTGGCTTCAAGGTTAAGCACACATATAGAAGAGTCCTCAAACTCACCATAATCGCTACCATCATTAAAAAGCCTGCCAATTGTAGCGGATTGTGCTTGGTTGTGCATCGCCGTATATGAACCAGCACTATTCTCTGCAACTGAGATTAATACACCATTAACATAGGCTTTTATGCCAGTATATACCCCACTTCCATCATAGGTTATTGTTATGTCGTATTGAGTGCTTGCCGACAATGCTGTGTCGGCCAAAATACCAATTCTATTTGCGCCATCATTATCATAAAGGACAACAACTATCTTACCAGATGATAAATATACAGCATATTCCCTAGCTGCACTAGAACCCTTGGATATTAGAGGCTCAGTATTAAAAGTTGATGGTGTGCGAATCTTGCGGTGGAATGTAAAAGGCGAATCAGACACAGAGTTACCGAAACTCAAATCGCCTGAATCTGGGATAGATATTAAGTCATCTGTCCCATCAAGTCGGTACACCGTACCCTTTGACATCATATTGGTTGTGGTTTGGTCGTTTAGGAGGTAACCACCTGAGAAATTCAAGTCCAAGTTAGAATCAGATACAAGTGCTCTGCTTGCTTCAACGATTCCTTCTGTTGTTGGTGCAAAAGAATCTATAGCAGACTGGACATTTGTATCGCTGAGATAACTTACAGCAGGATTAAATGTAATATCTTCTGCATCTGCAGCAGTAATATGAATCCACGCATCACCATCCCACATATACTGTTCAGCTTCACCTGGGTCTATTGTAATGGTTCTAGCACCGATAACATCAAAACTGTGACTAGAGCTATCATCGTTGACTACCCAGAATCTACTGCCTGGGTCTGTGTTCGTAGGAACACCAAAAGTTTGGTCTGCACCTGCACCTGTAGTGAGTATGATAACACCACTATATGCATCGAGTACAGCAGTAACGAGTGCAGTATCTACAAGAGGGTCAGTCTGAGTATCCATTGGCAAGGTGCTATTGGCTGTCAGGACTTTATCCCAAGTAGCTACACCGCCTGTTACGTCAAGTAATGCGTAAAGCTCATTTGTGTCCTGCTTGAGCCAGAACTTACCTTCTCGCATTCTGTCGCCAGTTGTAGGCGCAGAAGTAAGGCTTAATTTAGCATTGTTGTTTGTGAGTTGACGAATCATAATATTATCCCTTCACGACTTTAACTGAAGTCGCTACAGCGTTTACCCTCTGAAGTTGGAGATATACACTATTCTTTGTCTCTTCGACTGCTTCGCCCCAAGGTACGTCTATCTCATAGCTCTCGCCAGCTGATAAAACATGAGCATTAGCTGTAACTATAACATCTGTTGTACTAGATGCAAAGTCAATATAAACGTCATTGTCTGGCGTTAGGATTAATGTAAGAACTGGGTTACTAGGTGTGTTTGGTGTATCGTTATCCCATGTGAGTTCTGTTGCTACTGTAGCTCCAGTTGCGAGAGAGATGGGTGCAATCGTATTCCAATTGCCCTGAACAATTTTTGAAGCAGCGTTTTTCTCTGCGCCTGCTACTCTACGGCCAAGGTTTGCCATAAGTGTTGCCTCCTTTTAAAGCCCCTCCGCATACGGCTACGTTAGTGAGGATGCTATGAGTTATAAAAAGCTAGGTGGGGATGAACAACACCCCCTTGTTATCTCATGAATGAGGTTGCTTTGTTTTTAGGTCTGGCTACATATGCGCCACGACCCTTGCGAATAACAACCGCCTGATTCGCTTTGTCTCTAAAATTTTTCATATAGTTCTCACCAAGGTTTACATCGCTGGACATAGCTATCTTTCCTTTGACAAATTCGATAATGGCGAGGCTAAGGTTTTCATCTGCATTAATATAGCTAAACTCATCAGGTGAAGCAATCTCAGTCACGTTCTCCCAAGTGTCGGTATCAGAGTAATCTACTGTAGTTAAGTCAGCCGAAGCCTGGTTTGCTAAAGCCTTATAGTAATTGTAGCGTTCACCGCCTGAAGCGTGTCCATTTAGAACATATACAATTTCATCCTCTAAAACAGTCTCTGTGCCTGTGCTTGTATAGTCATAGTATGTAGCATCACCTTCAGGATTATAGACAAACATCATGCCTAGTGAGGTATGCACAATAGCAATACCATCAGTCAAGGCTTCATCAGGTGCAATAAACTCACCTGTGTCATAACTCTTCTTGAGTATCTTTAGCTTCCTGCCCTGAATAGTCCACTGATAGTCCTCATAGTTTGTCAAGGTCTTACTTATCTCGATAGCACTATTCATGACAAAGCCCTCTGGCAAGTCATAAAGCTTTTGACCAACAACAAGGTCTATATAGTTAGTCTCAATATTCTCATGATACTTTGATTCAATTTCAAGGAATGCATCACGAATATTATCAATGACAACACCAGTCTCTCTTGAGCCAGCTTTCTCCATCACCTTCAATACCTGTATCATTGTGCCACCTGTCCTCTGGAGTTATTGATTACAGAATCTAATGATTGCCTAGCAACATTGAACATAGCCACACCGTTTTGTGAAAATTGCTGTGCAAGACCTAGAGAAGCATTAATTGAAACTTGCAATGTGCTTGCGGCATCAAGATATGATTTAGCTTTAGCAAGTTCGCCACCAAAGCGTGAATCCTCAGCCTGCACAAGTGCGCTAAATTCCTGTATCTTAGCACCCACTTCAGCACCATAAATTGCTGTATCTGCTCTAGCGGCTTCAATTTCCGCCTGCATATCTGAGGCTGAATCTTGCTGTTCTGATGCATAGACTTTAATTGTGATGTCTGCATCTCCAGTTTTCTTAGCAAGCTCTGTGTTGTATTTCTGCAACTCAAAATTAACACGTTTAACATCAGTATCAACTTCGGATGTAAAGTCCTGCAATAGAGTTTGAACTTCCGCAGAATAGACTGCTATTTGATTCTGTGTGCTTTCTACTAATGCTTGAAGTGTTGCGCTGGCATCTGCCTGTTCTGCACCGTATGATTTCAGTAATACCTCTGAGTCTGCAATAGTTTTTTGCAATTCGGCACTATATTTTTGCAATTCAAATGATACACGCTGGACTTCAGCTTCAATATCTGCTGAGTATTGTCCAAGTATAGACTGCACTTCTGCTGAGTAAACGGCAATTTCACTACTTGCAGTTTCTACCTCTGCTTGAAAGTCAGTTCCAGTATCTTTTTGCTCAGATGCATACGATTTCAGTAGGGCATCAACTTCAGCCACTTCTTTTTGCAGTTCAGCATTATAGCTCTGTATATCTGACTGAATGCGTTTTGCTTCTGCTTCAATATCTGACATAAATTTGTCAAGTATTGTTTTTGAATTGACGCCAAATATTGATATTTGCTGTTTGTCAGTTTCTATTTCAGCTTGCAGATTGGCAGCAGAATCCTTCTGTTCTGAAGAATAAGCTTTCAGGTTTGCATCAATATCTGCAATACCCTTCTGTAAGTCTGCATTATAGTTAGCAATCTCAGTCTGGACACGGGTTGATTCTGCTTCAACTTCCGTTTTGTACTGATTGAGTAGAGACTGAACTTCAGTTCCGTAAATAGAGATAGCGTTCTTGTCACCCTCTATACTGGCCTGCAACTCAGCACTTGCATCTTTTTGCTCTGCGCTATAATTGGCAAGTAAAGACTGTACTCTCTGGACTTCCTTTTGCACATCAGCCTGATACTTATTGATTTCAGCACCAACACGCTTTGTCTCACTATCAAGACTAACGCTAAACTTCTCAAGCAATGTTTTCTGCTTACCAAGTTCTGTGCTTGCACGTTGAACCTCTTGAGCGGCTGACTGATTCGTTGACTGAACCATCTCTGGGTCTTCATCGTTTAGCCAGTAGCCTGCTGAGTGTGCTGTGACTGGCCCTTCTGCTGTTATACCAGTATCAATAAGAAGCTGTGCATTTGACATAGCATCTGCAAAGTTTGTAAAGTCAATAGCTGGCAATGCAGGGTTGGCAACAGTAGGCAATGATTCAGTTATTGACAATGAATCAGGTAACGTGTAACCAGTAGGGGCAGTATATGTACTACCTATAACTGGAGCAACAGGGAGTGAGGGTGGGTCTGGCATTGCAACTACAGGCAACGTCTTTGTCACGGTAATTGACTTGTCAAACGTATACCCACCTGGGGAAATATATGTGCTACCTACTGTTGGAGCATTAGGTAATGCGGGAGTAGGTGGAAATATAGGTTTGGGCAATGCTGAAGTTATTGTAATTTCAGCAGGCAATGTATAGTCACCAGGCTTAGTGTAGGAAATTGATATAGTCGGGCTAACTGGTAACGTAGGTGAAGCAGGCATTGCGATTGTAGGCAATACAGTAGAAACTGTCAATGTTGCTGGTAATGAATAACCACCTGGGGATATATATTGAATAGATATTGTAGGTGCTGTAGGCATTGTTGGATATTCAGGCATAACTATAACAGGAAGCACAGTATCCATCTCTATACCTGAAGGCAATGCAGTAGTTGGCTTAGTATATGCTATTGCGATAGTTGGCACAGTAGGCAACACAGGGTCAACTACAGGGTCGTAGGTCGGCAAGGCAGCAACAAAGTCATCAATATATCCACCAGTACCATTGATACTTACAATATCTGCCTCAGCTTTGGCTGCATATATTGCGAATTGATGCATATAGTCAATATAGCAAGCATAGTTCATTCCAATGCTTTCATACTTGCCGAGAAAAGTTGTTGATATTGAAGATACAGTTACATCTTTAGCTATGGCACAAAGACCTAGCTCGTCATCTTCAGGGTCTGGCTTAATAAAAATTTTGTTGTTCTTAATGAATGCAAATGGGAATAGTTTAGTTGGCTTGTAGATACTGTCAATAGCAGTCTCAGTAGCATAGAAGCCATCAAGTGGCCTTATCTCTGCCTCTCTACCATTACGCTCTGCACCAAGTACGACTTCACCTGTAACGTCAATGCCAGTACCATCAGCAACACTTGCTGT